GCTTACCAACGACAAGCACAAGCAGCAGAGCGTCAGCGTTTCCAACAAGAACAAACCTCGATGCGTATGCGTCAAGCACAGGAGCAAGAAGCAGTAGGACGGGAACTTGAACAAGTAAGTAAGAAATCACAAGCAGCACTTGCTAGAGCTAGAGTATCTGCTGGAGAAGCTGGTGTAGCGGGTGCATCTGTTCAAGCGTTGATGGATGACTATATGAGACAAGAAGGTGCTTACAGAGCTTCAATACTTAGACAGCAAGAGCTAGGTGCTTTAGGTACAGGCTTAGGACTTGAACAAGCTGGGTTTGCTACACAACAACGAATGATCGGATTGTCACAACCAATAGATAGACCAAGTCCTTTAGGTGCTGTGTTAGGCGGTATACAAAGCGGTCTTAGTGGTTACCGTACAGGACTTGATATATCTAGTAGGATGGGTGGCGGTTCTGCGGGCGTTACTCAATCTTCGGTTAGAGGTGTAAGTCGCGGAGGAACTGGCGGTACTTACTTAGATGGTGGTTATAAAATACTTTAATTATGGCTAGAGAACGAGTACAAGTACAAGGACTAGGGGATGTTGCTCCTGGTATTCAGCCTACCATTCAACGAGCTGGTCAGTACGGCATTCAGATGCAACGAGCTGGTCGTAACAAGTTGATGGATTTAGCGGATGCTTTGTCACAGGTTAATCCTACCCTTCAGCAGTACAGCGGAGTAGCAGAACAAGAGGCACAGATATTTGAAGAGGAGCTGGCACGGAAGAGTCCGGAAGAAGTACAAGCCATGCTCAAACAAACAGAGGGAGAACTAGACAAACAAGTACGACGAGGTGCTATGGGTTGGTTGACTTCTCCGTTGAATCAGAAGAGGAAGTTAAGAGCGGTAGGACAAGCTTCTAGTCGTTTGTTGATGGAACAAGTGTACAACAGACTAGACAATCCAGAAGCAGGGGATGAAGACCTAAGCACATCTGAAGTAATCTCACTTGTACAACAAAAGTTTGTAGGAGATAATGAGTCACTAGCAGGTTCTATGTTCGCACAGGAAGGATTACAGGAAGCAGTTAATCCACAGATACTACCACTTGTTAGACAGTACGACGCACAGAAAAGTAGGTTAGCTAAGAATGAAACCAAATACGGAACAGCTAGTGTACTTTACGATCAAGCTGAAAGTATTGGCAGTTTAGGTGCTTTTAGTGAAGACGCTGCTAAGTCTATAATAGCTTCTTGGGATAATTTAGCTGCATACAGTGTAGATGAGCAAAGGGATTTATTGCAGAATGTTGTAACAAAATTAGCATCAAATAAATTAAAAGACGAAGCAGAAGACTTATTAGACTTTGCTAAAGAAAACTTAAAGTTTGGTGCTGCTGAAATGTCAGACTTAGATTACGAAACTCTTAATGAGCAGATAGAAGTATTATCCGATAGAGCTGAAAAAAGAGAGGAAGCGGATAGAGTTGAGGCAGTAAAGGCACAAGCTGGTTTAGCTTTTAAAGCTTTATTGGATATAAGAAATCCTAATATTAAAACCACGACTTTTGACGGTAAAAATATAACAAGTGAACAAGAGTTAATACAAGCTGTACAGGCTTCTGAAGTTTTTGCTAATGACCCTGAAGGCTTGCGTAACTTTGTTAAGACTTTTGAAAGCGACCGAGTGCAGCTTAGGGACCCTCTTGAATATTTAGCTCAGGCATCCTACCAACAAGTTGATGATGATATTAGAGAATATGTTGAACAAGTAGCTTCTGAGCTTAGTACTGGCACTATATCTGTAGCATTCACCGAAAATCCTGATCTGTTTTCTGAATTTAGTAACACTTTGATAGTTGATGTCTACGAGGAATCTCAAAGATTGGCAAATGAAAGCACAGAGAATGATCCTTTTAAGTTGAAAATAAAATTAAGCGGGTTTGCTCGTAATAGAGGACGAGAGCTTAAAGAGGAATTAACAAGAAAACTGAATCAAAAACTAATAGATAAACAACAAACTGCCCCACCACTTAAACAAGAAGGTGCAGCGACTGAAGCGTCTACTCCTAATTCAATATTTCCGGAGACATTAGGTGGAGTTCAAGGTAAGATACAAAACGATCTATCTGTGTTATTTAATCCAGAGGATTTACCTAATGAAAAAGCTTTAGCTTATAAAAATATTTTAAGCATATCTGATGAAACTCTTGATGATACTATAGATGAAATTGTTGGAAGAAAACCAAAGAGAGCTGAAAGCATTTCTTTTGGAACTGTACCAGCTTTAGGCATAGCACCTAGAATAGTTAAAGCGGAACAATGGTCTGATAAGGAGGTTAAAGCAAAAGAACTACTAGTAGCTGGAGCTTTAAATATAAAAGGTTACCTACTAGATATACCTGCTTTAAAAGCTCAATCAATCAGAGGTTTAAGTTTAGACCCTAAAAGATTAAGCACTACTCAACACTTTTTAATCACCGAAGGTGAAATAGAAGAAGCTTCAGGATTAAGCAATAAAGAGTTACAAGCTAGAAAAAGCGACCCTATGATTAGAAATATAATAGAAGTTGCTAAACTAATAGGAGTTACTGATTACGCTAATTTTGTATTAGATCAGAATAAATTGTATTTAGCACAGAAAAAGATAAAAGGATTTAAACCTCTCGAAAGAAAGTAAGATGGCTGAAGACGAAAATATAGTACCGGAAGAAGAAGAACCAAATATGTTTCTTGATGTTGTCGCAGCTCCGTTTAGGGGGGTTGAGGGTGCATTGCAAGGTGTGTATAACTTAGCTGATTATTTAGCTTTTGATGTACTCCCAGATTATGATACTAGGTTTTTGGGTAAGTCTAAGACAATGGCGGGAGGTGCTGTCGAAGGTATAACACAATTTATAGTACCTTTTGGTGGTTTGTTTAAGGTGGCAGGGGCAGCAGGTAAAGCTTTCAAAGGTACAGGTTTAGCTAAAAAAGCCTTAACAGCGACTGCTCCTAAAACTGTACTAACAGGTGCTGTTACTGACTTTACTTTCTTTAACGGACAAGAAGCTAGACTGTCTAATCTCATCCAACAAGTACCAGAGTTACAGAATCCGGTAACAGAGTTCTTGGCTTACGATGCCGACGAATCTGAAATAGAGGGTAGATTAAAAAATGTATTAGAAGGTCTTGGTCTTGAAGCTATGGCTGGGGTTTTCATTAAATCATTAAGATCGATGAAAACTATGCGGAAAGCTAAAGACGAGAAAGCTAATGCTGTAGAAGTTGAAGAAGCTGGTAGAAAAAGTTTAGAAGAGCAGAAAGCTTTTGAACCTGAAGATATAACAGAAGCACCTAAAGTAGATGATATTGAAGCTCCTAAGATAGATGAGGAAGTACCTACTCCTGTTAAAGAAGAAGCTATCGTAGAACCTACACAAAAAGCAGAACCCGTTATAGAATTTACACCAGGTAAAACAGACGAGTTTATTGATTCTGTTCCTGATAAATGGAAAGATTGGACTAAAGCTGTTATTGACGGGAAGAAACCATCTATGCCTAGATTAGAAGTAGGTGAAGATATAGATTCCGCTCATAAAATATTAAGTGCTGTATATAAAGCAGACCCTGAAAAACAAAAGCGTTTTACTCAAGAATCGGAAATAGACTTCGCAGATGACCAATTAACAGAAGTTATGAAGATGGCTGCTAATACAACTAAGAAGCAGCAGGAAGTCAGAGTATTTCAGGAAGTTTTTAAAGACACATTGAAGGGGGTTAGCGACAATGTAATGGATGCTGTTAAGGAGTTTGAAGCTACAGAAAGCTTACAATCTGAAGCTAAACTAAGAAGCCATCTTCAAGAGTTCTTAGAGGTATACGATTACTACAGGCAATTAGGTAGGGAGACATCTTTAACTCTAGCGATGCGTAGGGAGAAAGCTCCTATATCTAGAAAGGTCGGTTTGTCTAACACTGATATAAAAGAAACAGCTTTAGTGCGTGACTTCCTAAATAAAAACTCTGGTAGTATGCCTCCTAAGAAAGCTGTAAAACTTTTGAAAGAGATGTTTGATCCTGATGATAGGGACGGCACAATAAGAAAACTACTTAAATTTTCTAAAAAAGCACAAGGTAAAAGCCTGTTAGATATGACTATTGAATTTTGGGTTAACTCTATATTGAGTGGTCCTAAGACACAAATGGTCAATGCTATGGGTTCTTTTATAACACAAGCTTTAGGAACTGCTGAGTTAGCCGCTGGAGGTTTGTTAAGCGGTAATCCTGCTTTAGTTAGAGCTGCTTTCGCTTCTTGGGCTGACTATGCAATGTTAAAAGAAGCCTTTTCATCTGCTGGTACTGTATTTAAACAAGGCGAGGAAATGCTGGATGTAGGTAAAGGCACGATGGAAAACAATGCTCGTCGTTCTATAACACCTCAAAACATTGAATTACTTACAGGTAAAAAGCTAAGTGATCCAATGAAAAAGTTTATAGAAGGTGCGAGTAATTGGGGTGTTAATTTACCAGCTAAAGGCTTGTTAGGTACTGACCAGTTTTTTAAATACTTAGCATTTCGTAGAGCAGCTAGAGTTAAAGCTACAATGGATGCTCTTAATAGAAACATAAAAGACCCCAAAGCTATAGCTGAATATGTTGAAGGTATGTTAGACAAAGTTACTACTCAAGGTGGTGCTTATATGTCTCAAGAAACTTTAATTAGGGAAGCTTCTAAATTAGCTGACTCAAAAGAATTAACAGGTGCTTCTAAAAGTTTCTTCGTTAAGAAATATGTAGATGATAACTTTGATGAAGAAGCTTCCGCACTAGCCCAATACGCTGTAGAGGAATCTAGATACTTCACTCATACTAGAGAATTAGAAGAAGGCACTATTGGTAGAAGTATACAGAAAGCTACAAATAACCACGCTGCTTTAAAACTTGTTATGCCCTTTGTGCGTACACCTGCTAATTTGTTAAGTTTTGCTTTAGAAAGAACTCCATTAGCGATTCCTTTTAAGATACCAGGCACAAATAGATTAATAAGCACTCCGGGTCTCAAAGCTGAAGCTGAAGGTTTAATGGACGGTATGAGAAGTTCTGATCCTATCGTTCGTGCTCAGACATACGGTAAGTTTACTACTATGGCTGGTATGGTTGGTCTATGGTATCAAATAGCTCAAGATAACGCTGAGTTTATTACCGGAGGTGGTCCAAGAGACGAAAAGAAAAAAGCAGCTCTTATGGCTACTGGATGGAGACCATATAGTATTAAGATAGATGATACCTACTACAGTTACCAAAGATTAGACCCTATTGCCTCTATATTAGGAATCGCAGCTGATGTTGTTGAAACAGGAAAAGCTTCTGAAAGAGGTTTCGGTGAGTCTAATCTAGAACACATGACTATAGCATTGATAACTTCTTTATCTAGAAATGCTGCTAATAAATCTTACTTAGCTGGTGTACAGTTATGGGCTAACGCTTTAGAAGACCCAGAAAGATTTGGAGAAAGATTAGGTAGAAACTATGCTAGTTCTTTTGTTCCTAATGTAATATCTCAAATGGCTGATTACGACACACAAGCTATGCGTGAAGTCCGTAGTATTGGTGATGCTATATTGAGAAAGTTTCCAAACGGCAGAGATCAACTTGATCCTAGAAGGAACTTATTAGGGGAAGAGATTTTAGTTGAAGCGGGCGGTATACCAGTACTTAGTGCATTCAATCCGATAGCTAAATCAACAGATAAAAAAGACCCTGTTATGGATGAGCTTGCTAGTTTAAATTATGCCTTCAGGTCTCCTGATCCAGCCGAGAAGAATGTAAACTTTTTAGATTATACAAACGCAGCAGGTAGAACGGCACACGATAGGAGGCTAGATTTATTACAAAGCGTAAGAATAAAAGGAAAAACTTTAAGACAAGCACTAAACTCATTAATAAAAACAGCTAGTTACCAAAGATTAGAGAGAGAAACATACGATACAGGTATGCCTAGTCCTAGAGTAATGGAAGTAAATAAAGTTATAAAACTGTATAGAAAACAAGCTAAGAAAGAAATGTTGAGTGAGTTTCCTGAATTAGCAGGAGAACTTGATAGAATGACTTTAGCTCAATCTAGACTAAGAACTGGTATGCAAAGAGAAGATGTGCTTGAACTCCTAACTCAATAGTTAATAATATATTATCATGGCAAACACCTATGTAGACTACACTGGCGACGGGAACCAAACCTCCTTTGCCTACACTTTCGCAACCCTATCCGGACAACAGGAAAACCACATCATTGTCGGAGTAGACGATTCCACAACCACAGGAGGAAAGTTTGAAGTAGTTGACTCTGCGGACTATACGATAGACACATCAGCAGGTACAATCACTTTTGATACAGCTCCAGAGCTAAATGCTCGCATACGAATCAGAAGAGACAGTGACGCATCCACCCTGCTTGTTGACTTTAAGAACGGTACGGTACTGCCAGAGAGAGATTTAGATTTAGCTTACTTACACAACTTATTCTTAAACGAAGAGATTGAAGAAGGTAGCGGTAAGAAGACTTTAGTTAAAGATGCTAACGGTAATTACGATGGTGACTCTGTAAAGCTGGTTAATCTAGCTGATCCGGAAAACGCACAAGATGCTGTTACTAAAGGATATGCAGACGGTAGATATGTAGACGAAGCTGGGGACACGATGACAGGTAACCTAGATATGGGTTCCAATGAAGTCACTTCTTCCTCTGCTCCTTCGTCTAATAACTCTCTTACTAACAAGTCCTATGTAGACGGAGAGGTAGCTACTGAAGCTGCTGCTCGTATAACAGGAGACTCTCAGCAAGTAACTAAAGCGGGTGACAGTATGTCTGGTGATTTAAC